GTAAGGTCTCTAGTCCGTTTTGGATGAGTGACCCTGATATGGAAATTGATCATATTGAGGAGTACTTTGGTGGTGATGAAGATCAATGGCGCTCCGTGCCCTCTGATGACTGGGATCTTTTGTCTGGAAATCTTCAGATAGTTATGGCTGATGGTTCTATTCAGTACATTTACTATGACCCTGATGATGATGAAGACTTTGAAGGTTTCGATATTGTACCTGGACAAACGATTCCTGATTTGAGGATTGTTACCCTTAAGAAGGTTGGTTCTCCTGTATCCCATGTTTCTCGTGTTGTTGATGAACTTTTGCGTGCCAATGTTGAGAGTGTCAAGCGTTTCGAAGGTATTGAGAAATCTTTGTCTCTTATTGCCAAGATGCTTGAGTCCAACGGTAAAGCAAATGCCTTACCAGCACAACCAGCTCCTGCGTTTGTCAACCCTATGGCTGCTTATGTTCCTACTGGTTGTTTTCATCATCCTGAATGTCTTGTTTCTAAGTCTACTCTCGCCCCTTGCCTTCTTACTTGTCGTGGTTCCAATTGCGTTCATAACGTCAATTGTAAACCTGTTGTTCCAGAGGCTGCGCCTAATCAGCGTGGCAAAAACTGGAAGAAAAAGAAGAATGCTGATGAGAGTGTTGCTGTTGACAAGCCACTCTCTTCTCTACCTGCCTCTGTTCCTGCTGAGACTCTTGCTGTGAAGCAATCTGCCGTTCCTTCAAATCCTATTGTTGAAACGTCCCCTCAGATACTTTACAGCGTTGTTGTCGTGGAAGGTGCTGGGGCTACTGCTTTCGGAATTTACACTGATCGTGGCGTCATTACTCAGGCTCATATTATTGAGGGTGGTGACACCATTAAAGTGTATCCTCCTTACGCTCCTGCTAATTCTGAGACATTTCCTAGGTCTGCTGTTGTTGTTTTTCCTGGTGATGCTGAATTGATTCTCCTTCCTATGCGAGTTTCTAATTGTGCACCTGTTTCTTACAAGACTTTTGCGGAATTGAAAGGTATGTCTGATGGTCCTGAGCAAGGTGCTGTTGTTTGTCCTATTGCTGTGACTAACGGTAGGGTTTCGTACAAACCTAATTGTCCCACTGAGCTTTTAATAGCCGGTGGCACTAAGGCTGGTATGTGTGGATCTCCCTACGTTTGTCGGCAGAAAATTGTTGGTTTCCATGCTTTTGGAAATAACAACAAGAAAGACAATGGTGCTTTTGCTGTCACTCCTGATTTCTTGAAGTGGCTGAATCTTCAACCAAAAAACTAATGGTCCCCACCGTTCATCCGGTGGGGCCAATGAAGCGTTCGCTTCACAGTCGTGGGTTTTCTACGCTGTATAGCTCCGCTTTTGTTGGTGTCGGCGAGATCAGACCTAGACCGTTGCCTAAGTCTAAGCATGTTGACTCGCCTTTTGGTTTTCTAGCTGCTTCTTTTTCTCCTTCTGTGATTTCTAAAAATGCTTTCCTTCACTGGTTCAGTAAATTGTCGCGCCCTAAAGGCGTGCATTTGACTTCTGGTGAGTATCTTCGTGCTTGTGAGATTCTCAATCGTGAATTTGCCCCTTTTATCGTTGGTGGTGTTTCCACCATCGAGGAGGTTATTTTATTCATTGATTGGGATAAATCCCCTGGTTGGCCTTATGTCAATCAGGGGTGTACCACTAAGCGCGAGGCTTGGGAAAAATTTTCTACTGAAATCATTGCTCGTGTCAATGCGCTTGTCTCTGGCGAGTACTGTGAATCTTTGTTCATAGCTACCGTTAAGGATGAGCTTTTGCCTTTTGGGAAGAATTCTCGAATTTTCCTCCCTGCTCCTTTTCATCATCACCTCGCGTGTGCTATTCTTTTTAAGAAAGCCTGTGATTCGTTCACCGTGACCTGCCATCGACATTCTAGTGCTATTGGTGCTAACATCTTTGGACGTGGTCTAGAACGCCTCTTGCGTAGTCTTGATGATTTGCCTTTTGCTTTTGATGCTGACCAATCTGGCTGTGACACGTCGTGGAAAGATTCTGAACCCGAAAGGGATTTCATGAAAAATGGTATTCCACCTCAGTATCACGCCGGAGTGGATATGGTCTTTAATCTCGCGATGTGCCCTAAAGTTATCGTTGGTGATCGTATCCTTCAACTTGAGCTTAACCCCTCTGGTTGGTATCTTACTACTGTACTCAATACGTTGATGACTCATCGTACTATTGCTGCTGCGTATCTTGACTTGTGTCCTGAGCCTGAAACTATTTGTTCCATGCGCGAACACTTGCGACAGATTAACGGTGGTGACGATCTTTGTTATTCAACGGACCGCTCCTGGTTTGACATTGTGTCTCTTGCACACGAAGTCGCTCGGCGCGGCATGTATCTTGAAAGCGACGTTGTTGTTCCTCGCAACGCGTTGTCTCTCACATTTTATTCTCACACTTTACGACTTAGATCTGTTATGGATGGTTCTAAACACCTGTTGGTTGCTTGCGGTCGGTTGGGCAAGATTTTATCTGCCTTCAACTATCTTAAAACGACTGATGGTGTTATTGACTGGTTCCGTAACGCTAGCCGCGTTGTTGGCCTTATGTATAATCTTTGGCCTTATAAGCGTGAGTATGATCTTATGTTCCCTTATTTGTATCACCTAATTCACCACTTTTTCCTTTGTAGCGGGCAAACCCGCTCGAATGAATGGGAAGGTGTTTTTAGGGCTATTCCGACTGATTTCTCTATGGTATCATTGCGAAACGGTCATGCACACGAAATGAGTTCCGATATTTTTTTCTCATCGCGTGACTTTGGCAGTTGTGTACCCGTAAAAAGATCTTTACAATCTGCTTTAAAGAGTGACTTATCCATTCAGGATCTTTCTGATACAAATATATTTCCTATGACCTCTGTTAATCGACGTATTGATAACATCCTTGACAAACTTGAAAAGAAAAATGGCCTCACCACTGATGGTCGTGCCTGGCTGGTTGCAGCTTGTGATCCTTTTCATGATTCTGATATTGCCTTGGCTGGCTATCCTGATGTCAATTCGTCTGCTACTATTGTCCAGCTTGTGAAAAAACAATTGCAAATCGTGCCTCCTGTCGGTTTGGCCGCTGGTGCAAACTGGGATGCCAGTATGGTTTTATTTCCTCGCATGGCTTCATTGCCTTTACAGTCTTTTGTTACTGTTAATGCTGGGGGAACTTCCACTGTGCCTGCTACTGCCCCTCTCACTAGCGTTCGTGCTGGTGGCTTCGTGTGCAACACTGGCATCCAAGGTGCTAACCTGTGGCCTTCCGCTCTTGTTCCTCAGATTCCTCTTGGCCAGTTGGTTACTTCAACGTTTACTGATTGTTCCGATTTTATTAGTGGCGATTGCCGTATTATTGGTATGGGGTTCGAGGTTGTTAATACGACCGCGAATATTAATAAACAGGGTCAGGTAACTGCCTGGCGCATGCCTTCCAGACCTACTGCTGACACTATTTACATCCCGAATGCCACTGTTGCGGCTACTCAGTCCTACCCGATTTACACCAATCGTATGCCTCCTGGAATTATTTCTGATTGTCAACTGCTGTATGGTAGTCGTAGTTGGGCTGCTGAGGAGGGTATATATACTGTCTCTCGACAGAATACTGACTCTAACCCGCTAGCTGCTCCTGACTACACTCCAGATGCTTATGTTGTTACTGATGCTTTTGACACTCAAATTACCCAAAATCTCTACCTTCCTTTTGCACCGGTTGGCGGTAAGCCCGTTGATCTTCACACTCCCCATGACCTGTCTGGGTGCCAGTTTACTGGCCTCAGCAATGCCACGACCTTGACTGTGAATGTGCGTTGGTTGATAGAACGTAGCCCCGCTCCTCAGGAGCATGATCTTGTTGTTTT